CACGCGATTTAGTTGCAGCAATTGATGCAGCAACCACATCCGAAAACATCGGAGTTGTACCACCAACATACCTACGCGATCTAATCGGCATCATTGATAACTCAATGCCATTTGCTGACTCATTAGAACAAGGTGTGTTACCAGCATCCGGAATGAAATTTTACCGACCAGTTCTAGGTGTTCAGGCCACGACAGCTGTGACAGCAGAAGCAGTTGAATTTGATTCAACCGATACAACAATCACTTCAAAAGAAATTGATGTTGTAAAAATTGCTGGCGCAAACAAAGTATCTGTTGAACTTCTAGACAGATCAGACCCAAGTTACCTAGACACCCTCTTAAGAGAACTAGCTGCATCATGGGCTCAAAAAGCAGATGCATATGCATTTTCAATCGCAGTAGGTGCACCAGGAACTTCAACTGGTGGAACACTATACGCAGCAATTGCAGATGGTATTGCAGATTCATACGGCGTACTACGCAAGACTCCTAACAGATTCCTTGCAGACACCGGAAACTTTGCTGAATTGTTAGCAGCAGTAGATGGTTCACAAAGACCACTATTTGCAGCAGCAATGCCACAAAATGCAGCAGGTCTAATGACCCAAGGTTCAACAGCAGGAACAATCGCAGGATTGGGATTAGTTGTTGATCCAAACATTGACACAGGTACAGGCGTTAAAGGCGTTGTTTATTCAAGCGATGCTGCAACCATGTACAAGTCAAGTGCATTCCAACTTCGCACCAATGTTGTTTCAACAGGTGAGGTCGAGATTGGAATTTATGGTTACGTGGCTGCGTGCAGCAAGTATCCAACTGCGTTCCGTAATTTGACTGTTGCTTAATTAGCGACCAAAGAGTTGCCTGGCAGGTTAGACCCCTGTCCTGCCAGGTAACACCACACGAAAGGTAAAACATGGCATCAATCATCACACCAGCAGAATTAAGAGCTGCACTAAACGGAGTTTCGTCAACCCTTTACAGTGATGCCACTTTGACTGAGATAATTGATACTGCCGAATCGGTTGTCGGCAATTTATTAGTTAAATGGAACGCACCAATTGACAAACATTATTCAGAGAGTGCAACACTAAGCACATTGCACACAACTAAACCACACAAATTTTACAAAACACAAACAGTTGCAATTGAGGGTGTTGAAGCACACATCAACGGCAATAAAACAATTGCAGAAATCGTCGATGACTTTACATTTAAGATTATAACCACAAGCGCACCAGTACACACTGATTGGCGCAATGTCATACCTAACGGACTTGCAGCTGAAAACGATTTGTCACAATACGCAGACATTGCACCAGTTGAATCAGCAGTCTTAACAGTTTCATTGGATGTATTCAAAGCACGCACAAGTGCTGGATCAACACAACAAGGCCTTGATTTTGTTCCACAACCTTACATTTTAGGCCGTACAATCCAAAACAGAATTGTTGGAATGCTTGGCGCTTACATTGATGTTGAGGCGTTAATCGGATGACATTAGCAACACTACGCGCAGCACTTAAAACCCAAATTACATCAAACAGCGTTTATTCAGTTGTTGACTTTGGTGCAGAATTTGTTACAACTCCAAGCATTATGATTTTGTCAGCTGATCCATGGCTTGAACCAGTAACCATTGGAAACAACAAAGCATGGCGCGTCAGATACATACTTGAATTAGTTGCAGCACCAAACACAAATCCTGGTGCATTAACGCAACTTGAAACAATGGTTAGCACAGTCTTGCCATTGATAGGACAAACTTGGCAGATACAATCCGTTTCGAGCCCAAGGATACGACAAGCGAATACCAGTGATGTTTATTCGGTTGAAGTATCAATAACTACAATCTACAATCCATAAGAAAGGAAATATATGCCAAGCACAGTAATTACTGGTAGATCGATTGCATTCACATATGACTCTGTGAACTATGACGACCAAATAATCAGTGCAACTGTTACACTAGATGATCCAAACTCAACTGTTCAAACCTTGAATGGATTAGTTGATTATGTAGTGGACAAAGAAATTGGAACACTAACAGTAGAACTATTACAAGACTGGGGCGCAACAGGCTCAGTTTGTGATGACATTTGGGGCGATGCTGACACAGCACCAACCACATTAAAAACTGTTACAATAACAATTAACAGCAAAGTCATGACATTAAGTGTTTTGCCAAAGCGACCAGATTTTGGTGGCGCTGCACCGGACGCATTAACTGTTTCCGTATCAATGCCAATTCGCTCAGTTTCAATCGCTTAACCTACCGACAGGGGTCACCTTAAATGTTTAAAATACAAATAGAATGGACGCTTGCAAATGGAAAGTCTTACGAAGAGTGGACTATTCCATGGGAAATTGCACAAGCTGAAAAGGAAACTAAAACAACTTTCTTGGAGCTGTTCAAACGAGAATTGCCACCAAGCCTTGAACAACAATTCTGGCTTGCCTACCAAATGCAAAAACGACTCAGTGATAAGCCAGTTGGCAAGTTTGAAGATTGGCGATCAACAGTTGTTCACATCAATTCAAAGGATTTTGCAACAACAAATTTTACACAGCCGGAAGCATAGAACGGACTTTGATAGAACTGGCCGTCATTTCGCGCCAACCATTGTCAGAGTTCAAAACGCTTTCGGCCGAGCAGGTATCAACAATTGCAGATGTGGTGAGTAGATATCATGGCAGCTAGACCTTTTGAAATCAAAATTGCTGACAACGATATTAAAGCCATTTTAAGAACTTTTAAAAACATGGATGATATTGCAAAACAAGACATGAAAAAAACAGCTAGAGACATTGCTAATGATGCTGCATCTTCTATTGGTTCAGCATTGCAAGCAACACCTCAAGGCCAAGTACTTGCAAGATCAATTAAAGTTTCAAACAGTTACAAACGAGGCCCAGTAATTAGCATTGGTGGAGATACTCCAAAACTTGCAAATGGAACACCAGTTGGTGAAATTGCACTTGGTGTTGAATTTGGTGCTTATCAAAACAGACCACGCAAAAGAAAATCTGGTCAGTACACCGGATATAAACAATTTCAACCACGATCACCACGCGAGGGCAGAGGTAACGCAGGTTACTTTATCTTCCCAACACTCAAAGCATTGCAACCTTACATAACCAAAAGATGGGTCGATGAAGTTGATAGAATAAGACGCGAATGGCGCGAAAGGATTTAACATGGCAGACATTAGAACCCTGAAACTGCAACTGCTTGCAGACACAGCGCAATTCAGCACAGGCTTAAACAAAGCCCAAGATGACACACAAAACTTCACAAACAAAGTCGATAAAGTTGTTGCTAACGCAGCAAAAGCATTTCTAGGCCTTGCCACAGCTGTTGGAACAGCAGCATTTGCCATTGGTGTTTCAGCTGTTAAAGCAGCCATTGAAGATGAAAAAGCCCAAGCATCTTTGGCTCAAACTTTACGCAACACAACACAAGCAACAGATGAACAAATCAAAGCCACCGAAGATTACATTGATGCTACCCAAAGAGCCACTGGTGTTGCAGATGATCAATTAAGACCATCACTACAAAGACTTTTAACTTCAACTAATGATTTAGCCAAAGCACAACAATTACAAAAACTTGCACTTGATGTCGCTGCCGGTAGTGGCAAATCACTTGAAGAAGTTTCAAACATATTGGCCAAGGCCTATGATGGCAATTTTAAAGCATTAAAAAATCTTGGTGTTGAACTTAAAACCACTACAACTTCAACAAAGACTTTAAAAGTATCAAAAGCAGATTTGGCAAAGCAAGAGCTGAATAATGAATCTGCTGCCTTGCGTGTGGCATCAGCTCAAGAACGATTAACCAAAGTATTGAACAATGCTAAATCAGATTCTTTAGATGTACAAAAAGCACAAAATGCTTTGGAAAAAGCACAATTGGCTGCTGCTAGTGCATCTGATAAATACAGTGACAGTGTTGCTAAGCAAGGCAAAGTTGTTAAAGTTACAAAAGAAGAAAACGTATCATTTGATGAAATTGTTAAACAGTTAAATGCTAACTTTGGTGGTCAAGCAGCTATTGCAGCTGAAACTTTTGCTGGTCGTATGGAACGCATTAAAATTACAGTTAGTGAAGCCAAAGAGCAATTAGGCTTTGCTTTGTTTCCTGTTTTGGAAAAGGTTGCAACATTTATGGCCGGGCCAATGTCTGAGGCTGTTAAAGGATTGGTTGATGGATTTACCAGGACTGGCAAGCAAGGGTTGACTAAAGCCTTTTATGATGCTGGAACTGGTGCTGTGACTTTTGGTTATGACATGGATTCAACCGAGGGTTCAGCATATGTCCTTGGTGAAGAATTAAGAAATTTGGCTGATTCAATTACTAAGTTGTTAAACATTGATCCAAACACAGGTGAATCTTCATTGGTTAAATTGATTGATTTGATGACTAGATTTGTTGAAAAGATTGAACAAGCCATTTCAGCATATGAAAGATTAAGCAAT